CTCGTTACAACTCTCGGCAACCTAGCCGGGCGGGCTGTAGACCCGGCGACTCAGCAGGTCAGTCGCCAACCTGCGGCCCGACAGGGGCCATCTCTGTCAAAAAGGAAATTACCATGAAGATGAAATCCCTCGGTTGTCTGGCATCCGCAGCTCGTGCACTCCTCATCACGTCCGGCACCAACGCTTCCCCCATCGTCGCAACCATCACCGCCGGCCACCGGCAGAGGAATGGCTCGCGCATCGCCATTGCTGGCGTCACGACGCTCACAGCGATGAACGGCGAGTGGACGATCTCGGCAGTTGCTGCGACCACGGTATCACTCGACGGGTCAGTGGGTAACGGCGCGTTTGCCGGAACGGCAGTCGTTGCTGCGATCTGTGACCAGACGCCATTCCTCCCGAAGAACTCCGCGCTGGCAACCGTTCACGACATGGGCTTGGCCGCTATCGGGGTGGCAACCATCGTCCTGGAGGGGGCGGACTCCTTGGACGCTACGCAGTTCTATTACACCAACAGTTCAGGGGTCGCTACCGCCGGTTTCAAGGACTCGCTGCTCTCGGGTGAAATCGCGATTCTGGCGCAGACCGTGGTCGGTGGCGGTTCGTGCTGGGTGGAAGTCGCGTTGTCGCGCTACATGACAATGCGGGCATCCGCCCATACCACCGGCACGTTCCAAGGGGCTCTCGTCGCGTGACACAATCTCTGCTGCTGGGCGGGGCAATCGAGCCCCGCCTGACGGTGGACGGCATCCGCAACCTGCTCCTTGATCTGAGGACGCAGGGTAAGCCGATGCCGGAGGCCATCCTTGTCTCGGAATACGACCGGCGAGAACTGAACCAGGACGTGCTGGGCCATTCCGCAAGCGAAGTGGCAAAGGATGACCAGAAGCCCGACCACGACCGAGCCGCGATTGCGGTCATTGAGGGCGTTCTCGTCGCCTGTCATCCTGACATTCGACGCGGGAAAGCACGACTCATCTTTCCTGCTCCCGAGAAACCCCGTGAGGGCACCGGCAAGATCATCGTGGGGGCCTGACGCCGTGCCAATGGGCTTCTCCAGAGACCCCGGATCACTGCCCTTTGTCACGATTCGAGATGCCGACAAGTGGGCGCCACGTCTGACTAACGGCATGATCGAGATTCACGGCGAGCACGGCTGTCAGTTGCCCTACCAGCTGGCGCGGGTCGTCTCCGTTGAGCCTTATACGGGCGAGTGCCCAGCGCACCTGGCGCAGGTCTATAAAGGCCGGCGGCTCGTCGCCATTCAATTGGACGTGATGCCCTGATGTCCAAGCAAGCAAAGATGAAAGAGCGCCCTCAGATCGCAAGCGATGAGGAGCGCGAAGTCCCCCAAGCCGAGAAGGATGTCGTAGGCAAGCTCCTCTCCGAGATCGACCGGGCGAAGACCATCCGCAAGAAGTTCGATACCGAGAGCCTGCCGAAGCTGCGTCGTTACGTCTGGGGCACTCACGATTCGGACGCGAACAAGACCCGCACCAACCTCATCTTCGCCACCATCGCAACGCTCCTGCCGCACATCTACGCGAAGAATCCAGAGATCAGCGTTGCGCCGACCGAGGCCGTGGGGAAGGACGAATACAAGCAGATCAAGGAATTCTGCAAGACCGCGCAGGTCATGCTGAACAATCTCTTCATCGATGAAGGGCAATTGAAGCGCCGCATGAAGTCGAACGCGCGCGCGGCGATGACTACCTCGGTCGGCTGGATCAAGATGAGCTTTCAGGAGTCTCTCAGTGGCGACCCGATCATTGTCAGGCGCGCGAACGACGTGCAGGACAACCTGCGGCGAATCGAGTATCTCGTCTCGTGCTCCAAAGTCGAGACCGATACGACGAAACTCAACCAGCAGCGGGAGGAACTCGCCAACCAGTTGACGGCGATGATGGATAGCCCGGAGATGAAGGTCTACAAGGGCCTCGTGCTCGATCGTGTGAAGACGGAGGACGTGTTCATTCTCGATGAGTCGATCGTGGAATTCGATGATTACGTATCGGCGAAGAAGCTCGACCACCGCATCTACATGACGGACGAGGAGTATTACGAGACCTTCGGCCATAAAGTGCCGAAGGGCGCGGCGCAGTACGGGCAACCGGCACCCGGGGAACTGGCCGATGAGACCGGGCAGAAGATCGAAATCGGCGGGGACGCCTCAAAGGCCAGCTATCGAGCGGTGCATGAGGTGTGGGACCGGACATCGAACACGATCTGCTGTGTGTGCGAGGGCTGCGCTGGTTACGCCCGTGCGCCCTACGTGCTGAAGCCCGCGGCCGAGCGCTGGTACTCGTTCTTTGCTCTGGGTTTCAACATCGTCGAGGGCCGCTGGCGCCCGTTGTCCGATGTCGAATTGCTGCGCCAGTTGCAGGACGAGTACAACACGACGCGCTTTCTCTTCGCCGAGACGCGCAAGGAGTCGATCCCCACGCGCGTATTCAGGAAAAGCGGGAACCTCACCGAGGAGGACATCAAGGCGTTGACCGAGCGCAAGGCGCGGGACTGGATCGGCGTCGAGGGCAACCCCTCGCAGCCGCTCGAGAACGACATCATGCAGTTGGATGGCATCAAGATCGACCCGGCTGCGTTCGACGTGACGATCATCAGGAACGACATGGACATGCTCGTGGGTCTGTCGGACGCCTCGCGCTCGAACCTGATCCAGGCGAAGACGGCGACGGAAGCCGAGATCATGCGCCAGGCGCTGATGACCCGCGTTGCCGAGCGTCAGGACACGATCGAGGATCTGACGAGCGAGATGGCGTCCGCCGCGCTTCAGATATTCCTCCAGAAGTTTAAGTTGGACGAGGTGAAGCAAATAGTGGGCGAGGGCGCGGTATGGCCAGAGCTCTCTATTGAGGAGACGTTCCGCAAGGTGCGGGTATCGGTGCGCGCAGGCTCGACTGGCAAGCCCAACATCCTGAAGGAGCGCGAGAGTTGGGCAGCGATCATGCCGATCATCAACGACACCATCACGCAGGTTATGGAGCTGCGGGCCGCCGGACAATTCGACCTCGCGAACTCCAAGATTGAGCTACTGAAGGAGACGCTCACCCGCTACGACGAGAAGATCGATGTTGATCGCTTCATCCCCGAACAGGAGATGGACGAGAACGGGCAACCTACCGCCCAGCAGAACGCGATTGCTCAGGCGCAACAAGTGGCAGAGCAGAACAAGGTGCTTCAGGAGGAACTCCAGAAGTCGAAGGAGGCGCTCCTGAAAGCCCAGGCTGGCGAGCAGTCAACCGTCGCCAAGATGCAGGCCGATCAGGCGATCGCCACCGCTCAGGCATCAGCCAAAGAAGCGGAGGCCAACGCCAAGGCTGCGACTGCTGCTGCGGATGCCGAGGCGAAATACGCGGCTGACGTGGAGAAGGCGAGGATCGCAGCACAGAGCGAGGAGAAGCAGAACGCGGACAAGCTCGCTGCCGAAAAGGAAATGCACACGGCCACGCTTGCCAACCAGAAGGCCATAGCTGAAATCTCAGCGAGTGGAAAGATCAAGGCGGCGTCCGCCAAGAAGCTCTCTGGCAATGGCGAGACGCAACCGGATGGCGTAGAGGCTGAACCCGCAGCCGAGGACAACGAGTATCAGGCGATGGCCGAGGTGCTCATGCAGCAGGGCCAGGCGCTCCAACAGCAGACCGCCGCGCTGGGTGGTCTCGCTCAAGCGGTCGAGCGCCTTGCGGCTGCCCAAGGTGCGTCACGCGAACTCACGGTTATCACCAGCGACGGGCGCGAGCTTAAGGGTAGATCGAGGCCCGTCACGCTTAACAGTTGAAATAGAGGAACGCTATGTCAGCCAGTAACGCATTTGAAACCAGTTTGCTCGGTTTGATCTTCACGAACGTAGACGCCGCCAACGTCGGAGATGCCGCCGGCCTGCAAAACTCCGCTGCGGCGGGCGTGTTCTGGATTGGGCTGCATACGGCTGATCCGGGTGAGGCTGGGGACCAGACGACGAACGAGACTGCGTATACGAACTATGCCCGGCAGGACGAGGCGCGGGACGTGGCGCAGTGGACTGTCACGAACAACACGGCGGACAACGACAACGC